CCTTGACGGGCTTTTCTTCCTTCACGTACTCGGCCTTTCCGAACTCGCAGAGGCGCTGGGCATAGCCGTCATCAAACTCTTCCACTTCACCCGTGGCAAGAATCAGCATCTTCTTCATGCCTTAGCCCTCCTTCTTGGTGGTCTTCCGGGATTTCTTGGCGGGCTTTGCCGGTTCAGGCTCCGCCTCGCCGATGGCGTCCAGCGCGTCGATCTCCGGAGCCTCGGCATCTTCATCGGCTTCAGATTCATCCTCCGCCTCGTTGCCGTCCCCATCTTCAATCTCATCGCCGGTTTCCGGTTCCACGTCCGGCTCAACGTCCGGCTCGTCGTCTTCCGGTTCAGGCTCCACGGGAGCCTTTCCGCCCGGCACGCGAGCGGGAACAATCGCGCCTTTGGCGAGCAGCTTTTCAGCGTCCTCGTCGCTCAGGCGGATAATTTCTCCCCGCGTCACTTCGCCGATGTGCCATACCGCGACATATTCCTTCATGGTGTTGCTTTCCTCCTATTCTTCAGTCGATTATCCGGCCAGAGGATCTAAACGATTGTAGCCGAATGGGTATAAGGGGCGCAGGCCGCAGTGCGGCCTGCGTTGGATTGCCCCCTTATACTTACAGGACGGTAGCAACGGCCCAGGAGTCCACGTTGTAGGGCATCATCATCGGGCAGGAGGTCAGGCGGTTCTTGATGGAGTTGCCATCAATGGAGCCGTACCTGAGCGGAACCTGCTTCTTGATGTAGGTCTTGTGCTTGGCGTTCATGCCAGGCTCTTCAACCTGAGTCACCGGGCCGTAAATCTTCTTGATGAGATTCTTGCCGCCCGCGATGAGCTTGCCGTTCGGCACGCTCAGTTTGGTGCTGCCGTCGTCATCAATGAAGGTTCCGGAAGAGGCGTACATTTCAACGCCGTCGTGGTTGACGCCCAGGTAGCGCAGGCCCAGGCCGCGATACTTGGTGTTGATCTCGCCCATGCGGACGTGATCCCGATCCATGGTCTTCATGAACTTCTCATTGTTCCGCAGGGCCGTCCAGACGTCCTGGGCCATAACGATCTGTTCCATGTTTCCATGACCGGCGTATACGAGATCGTAGATTTTCTCGAAGTCGTACACGATATCCGCGCCGCTCTGATCCCACTCCTTGCCCGCAGCGGGAGCATAGAAGTTGGTGAAGTTGAAGTCGGCCAGCAGATTGGCCTTCTTGCTGCGGCCTTCGTTGGTGTAGGTGAACACTTCCAGCTTGCCGGTCAGCAGAATCTGGCGGATCATCCACTCTTCGCGGCGGGCAATGGCCTTCCGCATATCCTGAAGATCCTGCGCGAGGATCTTCTTTTCCCGCTGTTCGGGAGTCATCGCGCCCAGAACCTTCTCGCCGAACATACGGCCCTTCAGGTTCTCGTCCTCGATGATGCGTTCCGGAGCGATGCAGCAGAACGCGATCTCCTTGGTCTCGTAGCCGTCACGGGGAGTCATCACGACGCCGCCCGCGCCGGGTTTCACGGTGGGAGCCATGGGCGTAGTGCCCTTCTTCACGTCAAAGATCGCCTTCTCGTCTTCGACCGTGCCGTCATCCTTGCCGAACAGATCGTCCAGGAATCCGAACTCCCGGGGCATCAGTTCGATAGCCGCAAGCTGCGCTCTGGTAGAATAAATATCCATAGTCTGTTTTCCTCCTTATGTTTTTATCTTCCGATCCTCCTCAAACCCACAAACGAGCGTGCCGAAGGGGTTATAGGGGGCGACCGGAAAGCCCCCTATTAGGACGCCCAGACAGCGTAGAGTTTCAGGTCAGCGGTCACGGTGTAGGTCGCGGCAGCGGCATAGTCAGTGCCGGTTCCGTCAGCCTTCGTGTTCCACTTGCTGAAGGTCTTGCCACCCGGAGCGGTGAAGCCCAGCCTGGAGTCGCTGTTGTTCAGGACGGTGTAGGTGCTTCCAGCCATCGCGGGAATGACCACATCTTCCTCAGCAGGCACGGAGTTGTTGCCAACATACGTGATGTTGTACGTGCCGTTGTCAAATTCGCCGTCCAGCGTGGAAGGATCGAATTTGATTCCCTGCTTCCGCAGTTCGATCTTGTGAGCCTCGGTCAGGCTGCCGCCCGCCTTCAGGATCACTTTGCCGTTCAGGAAGCGGCCTGCGCGATAGCAGATTCCGTCCTCGGCCACAGCGGCGTCATCGCCGGTATCGACGGTTTCCTTCAGCACCGCCAGCTGATAGCTGCCGTTGATCTGGCCGGAAGCAGCGGGGGCCCAATAGCCTTCCGCCGTGCGGTACAGCAGCGTGCCGATAGCCAGTTCACCCTGTCCGGGCAGAAGCGGCACGGTAATTTTTTCCGCGCCCTGCGGATCCGCCAGCAGGTTGGATTCGGTCTTCTGACCAATGGTGTCATAGAGCTTAGCCATGATGTTTTTCCTCCTTCACGTCATTCGTCCATGATTAGAACATGGACTCGTTTTTGGATTCACCGACGTATCCGGCCATTTCCCTGGCGAAGGCTTTGATCTCTTCGTCTTCGTTCTTGGCCGTGTCGGAAGCGCTCGCGCCGACAACCTGCGCGGCGGGTGCGGTTTCCTGCTGCCGTGCGGCGAGATGGGCGCTGCCCTTGTCTTTCATCGCCTTCACGATAGACTTCTGGAAGTCAATCGCGCTCGTGCCGTTCTTCTTGGCTTCCTCGGCCATAGCCTCGTAGCCCGGAACGCACAGAGCATCAATCTCTTCCTGCCGCTCCCGCTCCGCCTGAATCGCGCTGTTGCGAATCTCCTCCGCCAGCGCCGGGTTCTCCGCGAGAAGCTGTTCCCTGGTGATGTCCTTGATTTCCATGGTAGGTTCTCCCTCCTGTGTAGTATTTACAGACGAAAACCCGGCAACTGGATTCTCGTTACTGCCTTTGGTTCCGCCGATGACATACGGCTTGGTTCCGTCGTCCTCCGGCGTCGTGTCCTTCGGTTCGTCCTTGACGGCGATGTTTTCCGCGACGCTCGCGTACATAGCCTTCATCAGGCCCATTTCCCGGCTCGTCACGCAGGCTGCCGCAGGTGTCGCGGTCTCTTTCTCCTGCTTCATCAGTTCGTCGCAGAAACCGCGCTCAACGGCCTGTTCCGCCGTCATCCACTCTTCCTTGTCCATCCAGGCCTTAATCTGTTCGTCCTCCTGTCCGCTCTTGGCGGCGTAAAAGCTCCGGATGGTCTTTTCCATATTCCGCAGATGTTCGGCCTCGTGTTCCAGATCCTCCGCGAATCCCCAGGCGATTGTCCATGGATTGTGAATCATGAACTCGCTCCCCGGCGCAATCTGAACGTGTGCCATCGGCAGCGTCGCTGGAATGGTGGCCGCGCTCGCGCACAGGCCTTCAATGCGGACGGTGATCTCCTCAAACCCGGCGTTGGCCAGAATCGACCGCATGGCGACCGCTTCAAACACGATGCCGCCCGGGCTGTTGATCCGCAGGAGCAGTTTCTTCGCGCCGCCGTCCCGCAGCTCTTTGATTTCCTTGTCGAAGTCAGAGGCACACTTGTCGTTCGGGTAATACTCCTTGTACCACTTCCCGTAATCCTGGACGATCTCGCCGTACAGCATGACCTCCGCCAGCTCGACGTCATCCGCGCTCATTCTCGCGCTGTGCGCCAGATGGAAAAACTCTCTCATTTGCTTCCGTCCTCCTCGTCGTCATCATCAATCAGCTCGTCGGCCTTCGCCTGCTGCTGCATCCCGGCGACGAGCTTCTGAAGCTCGGCCAGTTCGGTCAGCTCCTTCTTGCGCTGCCGCACGTTCTCGGCCCAGTCGTTGCCGTTGTAGGCGGCCGCTTCCTGTTCCTGCGTCGTGATATTGTTGGCAATCCGCAGCGCCGCCGCGTTGATCTCCTTCAGGGGATCCACATGGCCCATCGTCGCGCCGATCCACTGACAACCGCTCCATGCTTTCCGCACAAGCGGGTCATCAAAAAAGCCAGGGGCCTGAATCCGGCCGCTGGCGATTGCCTCCGCGAGCACCTGTTCATATATCGGCTGATTGAACTGCCGGTTGAACCGGCTCCTGTATACCTTCACCGTCCTGTCGAAGTCCAGCAGCGCGGCCCTCGCGGCGGTGTAGTTGCTCTCAAATTTCTTCACCAGCACTTCCTTCGGGATGCCGAAGCCGCTGCCCCGGATCATGAACTGCGTGTTGATGAAGCTCTCAAAGGCGGTGTTGTTCCGCAGCGGGTTCACCGTCTGCACGCTCTTTCCGGGCGGCAGATCATAGATCGCGCCGGGGGCCAGTTCCAGGTGCAGCTCATCGTCCGTCACCTTCTCGTCCTCGTTCACCGCGTCTTCCATGCCCGCCTTGCCGTCGTCCTCCGTGCTCGTGATGAAGGCCGTCAGCATGGCGCTGACCACGTTGGCCGCCAGCTCCGCGTTCATGTACCGGTCGAGCTGTTTCAGGCCCTCGATTTCAGAAGCGACGAAGGGGATACCGCGCCGCTGTTCCGGGCGTTCCCACGTCATAATGTGCAGAATGTTCGGATATCCGCTCTCTCCGCCGTATACGTCAATCGGCTGCCAGATCATCTCGCTTGAATCGTTCTGACTCAGCGGGCTCCGGCTCGCCACGTAATACCGGATGACTTCGCCGTCCCGGCTGATCTCCACGCCGTCGATGATGCGGCCGCCGCTCTCCGTCTCCTTGCTTGTGGAGTCTCCGGAAGAATCCGGCGTGCTGATCCTGTCTGCTTCCAGAATCCGGATAGTCGTCTGATATGGCGTCCGCTTGTTGGGTTTCATCCCGAACAGAGCGAAGCAGTCACCGCTCACCAGCATACTCAGAAAAGCGAGCTGCTGCATTTCATAGAAATCCTTCTGCCGCTCCGCGTCACACATGGAGCTTTCGCCCCACAGCTTGAACTCCCGCAGAATGGCCCGCTCCGCTTCCTCAACCTGCTCATCGCTCATGCCCAGGAAATCACCGTCGATCTTCGGTTTCGGGATGATGCCCCATCCGGTCGTCGCGATGTTCAGCGTTTGCGGGGCGCTCCGGCCGATGCCGCCGCCCGCGAAAAGATCCCTTGACCGCTGCCGCAGTAGGGAAGAATACAGATCAATGTTATCCTCCGCGCTTCCCGGATCCAGCAGCCATCCAATCAGGCTGTTCAGCGTCGTGCTCGCCCCGTGCCGCCCATAGCTCATCTTTGGGCTTTCGGATCGCTGCCCGCCGGAAGGAACCGCCGTTTCCCGGCCTTTGCCGCCCGAAATAAAAGAGCCCACGCGTTCGCGCAGGCTCGGCTTGTTCTTCGCCATTGTCGGCCCTCCCTGTTATTACAAATCTCTGGGAACCACTCTTGTCACGCGGGACGTGCGTACTTTCCCCTCAAGCGCTTCAACCATGTTAGCCCAGTAGCGCTCTTCCTCCCGCAATTCCTTCAGGTCAAAGGCCGTGAACTCCCGGGTTCCGATCCGGTAGCTCTTCGCGCCGCCGCCGCTCAGGAGCTCCCTGTGAGCTTCCTGGCACAGCGCCAGCATTTCCCGGGCCTGTTTCAGTGTATATCCGGCAGCCATACGATACCTCCCTATACTTGAATCCCTTTACTGACGACGTGCCTTTGTTTCCGCTTTTCCACCTGTTTCCGCGTGACAATCACCGGTTCCTCGATGCCCCGCAGCCGCCCCTCGATCTTGTCAAAGGGCCAGCGGAAATACTTGTACGCCGCCCGGGCGTAGTTCCGACA